GATATAAGACTTTAGAGTAGACAAAGATGCATACCCACCAATTTTAAATAATGAATTTCCTTTCATGGGAGCATCCGAATTGTAAATCCAAAAATCTCTTCCAATTTTTGCCTTTGTCATTGTACGTGTTATTTTTACGATCATCTTTTTTTACTTTTTTTAGTTTATACCTAATTATATATTGTATAATAAACTTTGTCAAGAAAAAAATTAATTATTTTTATCAATGATTTTAGGTATATGCAAGATTCATGCCAATTATGATTCATGCCAATTATGTTAAAATAAACCTTGACAATAGGATTTTTTTATAGTACGATTGATCTTTAATCGAACCCATTTCCGATTGTTTAATGACTGGTAGTATGACCGAAACTTAGTTGAAATGGGAACCACAAAGGACTATTAGCCTATCTGCTAAAATGTTAGGTTACTTTGTTTTAGGTTGTGCTACCTATTAGAAAGGATAGAAAGATGGAAATGAAATTAGCTGAAACATTGGTTCAAGTTTGTGAAGACCAAGGGCTTGATGTAAAGCTATATGAATCATACTCTGGCAGAAGCATGTACGGTAGAGAGACTACTGGTGTGGTTATATTCGAAGGGGATATTCAGGATATTCTAAGAGCAGTTATTAATAATGCTACTTGTTTTATAGCGGAAGAAAGTGAACCTGTGGAATTCTTTGATTTGTCAGAAATGTTTACTGTGAATAATTTTAAAGTAGACTCAATGGGTAAAGGTATAATTCTTTATTAAGCTCCAGCCGCATTGTCAAATGAATTAACATCTGCAATAGTAGGATCTGTTTTCTTTTCTTTTGGAGCCGTTCCAATATCAAATCTTTGTCTCTGTCTCTCTGGAGAAGCTTTCATAATAGAAGTAGTTCCTGTCTTACCTTCTATTTTTCTAACATTAATAACAGTTCCATCTTCAATAGTTCCTCTATATAGAGGACTCATATCTTTAAATGTAAGTTGTAATTGACAACTAGAAGGATAGTTATTTATGTATGGAGCATTGTAAGTAGGTTGTACGGCAGTTAAAGCTAGAGTACTATATTTTAACCATTGTTTAGGATGAGTATAAAGTTCAAACATATAAGGGAAGTCTATACTTATTCCACCTTTCAAATTAGGACAAGAATATCTCATTAAATCATGTACTATATCTATAATATCTGATTTAGGATTTCTTTCCGCAACTAAAGTTACTTCAAAATTTAAATTTCTTCTATCAGAGCTTTCATAATATAATGGTGTATCTACTTTTAACTTAGGTATGGAATGAGGAGATACAGAGTTATAAGTTTTTTGCATCCAATTAGATATAAATTGACCTTGACCAGATCCAATTTTTGATCCTTTATTTTCAACTGCTATTACATTTTTAGCATTATCTTCCGGTGTGCCTGTACTGAATGTTTTCATTAATCCGTTCCATTCAGCACCTAACTTAGCCGCTGTCCTGGCTTTCTGAGCTAGCCTAGATGCTAGAGAATCATATTCATTCCAATTATGAGCTACTGTTTCAGTTATAGCTAACGGAGCTAGAAAAGCAAATTGAACGTCTGGTTTTGTGGGTATTGATATATTACCAACACCTTTAGATAATTGATCTAATATTCTATATCCTTTTAGATGTATCCATACAAATCCGCTACTTTCTGGATTAGCCGCCCAAGGATGAGTTACACTTGGATTTCTTTTAATTACTGAATTCCTACTAGCTATATCTTTATTATTATCTGCCATTAAATAATTCCATTAATAATCTGATTGGTTTTCGTTAAACCCTTGATTTCCAACTCCTGCTGGTAATTGAGGAATATCATATGATCCACCACCACCAGTTGTTCCAGTTTTCACCGCTACTTGTGTATTTGATTGATTATCTTCCGCTATCTTCTTTCCACCTTCTAGTATATCTTTGGTTTGTTTTTCTGTGGCTTGTGTTAATTTTTTAGTATTAGCATTTGCTTCTGTCATTTTTTTATCAGCTTCCGCTTGTGATACTTTACTTACAGCACCAAAGTCTTTTCCTAACAATCCAAAAGTATGATCATTCCACCATTGATCTACACCTCTTTGTCTTTCTGCTTCTTTTGCGTCCATTTGGTCTATGGTTTTCGGTTTTGGCCCACCAAAACCAAATCCAGGCATAACGGGTAACTTGAAATTTGTAATACTTCTAATGAAATCCATTATTGGTTTTATTTTTTCTCTTTGAATTTCATCAAACCCTTCCATCATTGAAAGTAGTGCGTTAAAAAATCCTTCTCCAGTTAGAAATGATGAAGCAAAGTTTAATAAAGGATCTATTCCTTTTTTAAATTCATTTACCCATTTATCTCCTGATGTTTTTTGCCCTGTAAACTGCTCATATAACCATGCAAGAATTTTTATAGGAAGTTCTAAAAATCCAACTACCATTTTTTTAAGACCATCTTTCATTTTCCCTTTAATATCTTTTGCATCTGAACTCATCCATCCTGTTATGAAGTCATAAGCGGCTAAAAGAATTTGTAAGGGCCAGCCAAAAAATTTGAATCCTATTTTGAAAGCCCATCCCATTAGTTTTAACCCTGCGGCAAATTTAGGAAACAATGCTCCTAATTTAAGAGAATATTTAATTATCTTATCCCACATTCCACCAGCCCCAACAAACGGAGCTAGCATTTTCCCGACTAGAGCAAATTTCATAAAAAACTTTCCAATCCATCCAAAAGCTTTCCCAATTCTCAATGCTTTAAATGCAATTTCAAAAGGAAGTAAATACTTTCTAATAATACCACCAATAATTCCAGCCGTTACTAATGCTAATCCTGCTAATAACCAATTATCAACTTTAGTACTTTTACCGAGTTTTATTAATTCTAATTTTTCTTGTCTCCTAAAGTAATTAACTATAAATTGAAGCATTTTATTTCTCTTTCTATCCGCTGGAGGAACCTTTGCCATAAATCCAAATAGTGAATCTTTTAAAAAATTGAAAGTAGATTTAAAGACATTCATAACAACATCGAAAACTTCTGCTAACTCTCCTAGTACTTCTCTCATATGACTACCGATTTTACTGAAAACATTTTTAACGGCAGTAATGATATGATCATGAGTAGCTTTCCATAAAGAAGCACCCAATCTTAATGTGGCTCCTAATATAGTTCTTTGTTTAGAAGCGGCATCAAACCAATCCTTTACACTTTCCTTAACATTATTAGCTAAATTTCCCCATGTAATTTGATTATTTTTAGTCTCATCAAAATATTGATTAGCATTAAATTTGATCATACTAAACAAACCCATAGTGGTTTGTTTTTCTTTTAACATTTTTTTCTTTGCTTCTTCTTGGAGAAGAATCATTCTTTCTTGTAACATAGATTCTTGTTTTAAAAGTTTTTGACGTTCTTCTCTTTCTTTCTTCACGTTAGCATCATTGGGTAACTTATCAGACATTCGCTTGATCGCTTTAAGAATTTGCTCATTTGTTCTTGTATCAGTTGTTGCCATGTAGGTATTCCTTTACTTCTTTGAAGATTGGTTCATTCTCTTTTCTTCTTCTTGTAGTTCCTTTATTAATAGACTTACATAAATTGTTCTTTCGAAATCAGGTAACATATTACTTACATCTGGACTAATATTTATCTTCCTTGCTAGTATGTATTGTTCTTCAATAATTTGTTGTAAGGAAGTAGTCCACAACTTAATTAGGAAAAAAAATTGTTTTCTACCGGAACTATTGTATCTTGTTCGAAATCACATGCTCTGCATTTTACTTTATAAGTTAAATCTAATCCAAAGGATATCTCTTCAATTTTTTCTCTAATTTTATCGTATTCACTTGTAGGAATATTATCAATAAGATATACTTTATCAATCATATTAATATTTTCATCAATTCCATCTGGTGTTTCTACTTTATCTATAGCACAAGCATGAAAAAGAGTTTGCATTTCAGCCGAAGTTTGTAGATTACTTAGATTGGGTTTTAGAAAAGAAGGTTTTATTTCTTTTTGGTGTTTCCTTTTAACCCTTCTCAAATGAACCTTCACGTCATTAACAAGATCTACTGTTAAATCGGCTTCTTTATCAAGTTGTTTTATAGGCATTGAATTGAGATCAACTCTATTCAAAGATTGTGAATTGCATTTTGGACAAGTAAGAGTGAATTCAAGAACCTCACCTTTAGTTTTCTTTCTCATTTCCACTAGAAGAAAAAATCTATCTTCTAAATAGAGATCATCTGAATCAAACCCTTCTGTTAAAACACTAGATGATATCAAATCATCTAGTGCTTGTTCTTGAAGTAATAGATTTTTTTCTTTCTCATATGTTAAAAGCTTTTTTAGTTGTCCAGTATTTACTGGTTTAAAAGTTACCGTTTCTCCACTCCCAGGCAATTCACAACTAAACTCATAAACATTTATACGATCATAAAACTTTGGTTTATCTGACATCTTCTTTACCTCCTCACATTATATTTATATTTTTTATGTTGCTGGAATATAAGGTATACCCGATCCTCCAGTCTCGTTAAAACTAATTTCATGGTAGCTATAAGTAAATGTTACATCGAATGTAACTACTTCCGTAGAAGAGTAATCCATTGACATTTGAGCTACCTCTTTAGGCCAAGCATCATGTAAAGTAAATTCAAGTATTACTTCACCCTCATATCCAAGCATCTGTAACTTTTGATCTCTCATATGTACATCATGAGTTGTATAAAAGTTATTTGTGGGATCATGAATTAAATTACTCCACCTTTCGAATAACATACGTACCTTTGCTTTTAAGTCAACATTAAAAGTAATGGTAACATCAGTATATGTATGTTTTCCAGCAAACTTCCAATCAAAACCTTGCCAATTGATTGTTACCTCTTCCAATGCGGTTGAGGGCATTGTAGCAGTTTTAACTAAGAAAATTGTCTCCTGTTCTGTTAAAGGAGGATTTAACTGCGCTGGCCAGGACGGTTGATAGTAAAATAATGAAGTCTTTGCTCCATCTCCGAATCCTGCTTTAAATCCCTCAATGTTAAAATTCCGTATATCTGGCATATCTTTATCTCCTCTTTGTTAATTTACTTTAATAGGGGGATTGCTCCCCCTAATTATCTTTAACTAGGTGCTGTAGCGGCAACCAGTTCTGTAAAGCTTGCTCCAGTTTTGGTAGCAATAAGATTAAGTACAATAAATTCAGCCGCTCTTGTAGGCTTAATGTAGATATCACACCATAGCTCATTTCTATCAATTCTTTCTGGAGTATTATTTCTACCATCACATACAATCAGGTAGTCAAAAATTCCTCTTCTAGCTACAACATCTCTTAGAAATGGATCAATTAAGTTGATAATTTGTAGCCTAGTGAAAGTATCGTTAGGTTCAAATAAGAAGTACTTCAAAGCTGTAGAAATTGCTTTGGCTAGAATAATGAAAAGTCTTCTTACGTTAACTCTGTTAAATGCAGAGTTTTTATCTAGCATATTCTTTTGACCCCAAACTACTTTTCCTTGTCCTGCAAAACTTACAATCGGATTAATTCCATTCTTGTACATGATGTCTCTTTCACCTTGTACTGGATTCCAAGAAAGCTTTCTTACATTATTTAAAATTGCTCTATTCAATCCAGCAGGAGCAAACCAAGCTTCTGCTACATCATCTGTATTTGCATATACACCAGCTACTTGTCCAGAAGCAGGAATCCATCTATAAACGCTATTCCATTTATCATAGACATTTAACCAGTTACCATAAAGAGCAATATAACTAGAGTTAACATTAAATGATGGATATATAAGAGTAGGAGTAGCATCTAATTCTCCTATTCTCCAGTCTCTTAGATCTGTAGCTTCATTTCCTCTGTTATTTACGACTAGTGATTTAGGAACATCTGCTACTACAACCGCATCCTTTCTGTTTATACAAATATTCATCATATAAGTTTTAACAGTAGTGGATTTATTAGAGTCAATGAATATATTAACATCTACTATTTCTGGATCTGCATAAAGATCAATAGCATCTATAATATCTCCGTCTAAAACAGAGTCTCCGTTACTTCTAGCTCCTCCACCAAGAATAACATAATCAGTCATCCATACCCATTTCATACTTGAGTTTATAAATGCTGGTGAAGCGGCACTATTTACTGCTACTCTAATGTATCTTGACTGGTTATTGATTACATTTTCAACATACTGTGTTCCACCTTCATCATCAATAGCTAGAGGATCTGTACTTACCAAGAATGATTCTACTACTGAATAAGGAATTACTTTTTTATTTCTATCCATTTGTTGGGCGGCTTTAACTACAACGATAAATTCTTTGTCATCATCAAAAGCCAAGTCTACTTGATCGTTTACATCATCATACAAATCAGCGGATAAACCTAAAGTAGCCGTATCCGTTGCATTCCTGGTCATAGAGGAGACCTTTCTAATTCCATTATAGGTTTCTCTTCCCATGATAGCTACTTTTACTAAGTTTCCCCATTCTCCTCTACTGTTAGCTATAAAAGAAAGTTGAGATCCCACCTCTGGTCTACCAACATTAAAAGGTA